GACAATAGAAGCAGCAGCAGCATTGTGCGGAGCTAAAGACTTGGCGCTCCCGATAACAGTGGGTGCTTCATCTGCGCAGTTTGGTGGCGATTACGGGTATTTCAATTACGCAGGGGATAAGGCTTTCCTCGCTGGCGGCGACTACGGCAAGACCGGTTATGCGGGGGTCTTCTATACGCATGTCGGCACTGCGCCTGCCACGACGTACGTCTACGTCGGCTTCCGTGCGGCCTTGTAACTGCCAAACCGAAAGGACGAAAAACGAGTGCATGAAAAAAATTATAGTCATGGAGGGAAAAAACAAAAAAGAACCACATGATAAGGTTTGAACGGAATAAGCCGAAGCTTTCCTCGTTGGCGGCAACTACAACAATACCGGTAATGCGGGGGTCTTCTATACGAATATCAACAATACGCCTACCAATACGAACGTAAACATCAGCTTCCGTGCAGCCTTTCTCAACACTTGCTTCTCATACGTTTGGGTTACGGGAGCAAGTGCATCCTGTTCAAATCTTGGTCAATAGTACCGAATATAAAAAAGATACGCTGAGTTAGTAGCAATCCGATTAAATGCGAAAGCTCGGTAAGATAACCCACATAAAATGAAAACTTATAAGCATCTGTATGGGCAGATATGCACAAAAGAGAACATCTGTAAAGCATACCGAAAAGCAAGATTAGGCAAGCGAAACAAATTCTACGTGCGGAAGTTTGAGCTAAATGTCCACAACAATATCGAGGAGTTGCATCAAGAGCTCATGGATGAAACGTGGATGCCGTTGCCATACAAACAATTCATTGCTTACGAACCAAAGGAACGATTAATCCGGGCACCTCAGTTTAGAGATAGAGTCGTGCATCATGCCTTGGTGCAAGTTCTGAAACATATCTATGAACCAGTATTCATTTACGATAGCTATGCGAGTCTGAAAGACAAAGGCACTCATGCTGCTGTGAACCGACTTACGCAATTTCTAAGAAGAGATAGTCATAATACCTTCATTTTTCATGGTGACGTCCGTAAGTTCTTTGATAATATCAATCACGAAACCTTAATCAGCATTTTAAGGAAGAAGATAGCAGATGAAAAAGTAATTACTCTCATTCGTAAAATCCTAACCAACCAAGGCATCTCTCTCGGTGTAACTCTCGGAAACTATACGAGTCAGTGGTTTGCAAATGTATATCTTAATGAACTCGACTATTATGCCAAACATGAGCTAAAAGTAAAGCACTATATCAGATTCATGGATGATTTCTTGTTACTTTCGGATTCCAAGAGCCAATTACATGATTGGAAGCACAAAACCAAGCACTTCATAAAAGAAGAACTCAAGCTTGAATTACACCCTATAAAACAGCAAATATTCCCAACTAATACCGGTATAGATTTCTTAGGATATACCGTATGGAAGGAACACAAAAAACTAAGAAGAAGAAATGTTGAGCGATTTATAAGCAGGCTGAAAAAATACGATAAAGCACTCGCGATAACGCCCTTCATTGAGGCATCTCTGATGAGTTGGAAAGGATATTCCATACATGCGGACGCTTTTGGATTGACAAAGCAATTGCATGAATTGCATCCGGCAATGCAAGCATGTGTATTGGAGAAATACACTGATTGAAATATGACAGAAGATTATCACCATTTCAGCGATTTCGCTGATACACAACCACAGTTTGAAGGCGAGAAGAAAAAGATACCCGAAATACTCAATAAGGAAATCCTCATTATTGGCTTTCGTATAGGCAAAAGCAAATACAAAGGCAAAAAATATCTCACGTTGCATTTTAAGTTGGATGGCGAAAAATATATTGTATTCACTGGGTCCAAGCCTTTAATGGACTGCGCTCAGGAAGGCGAAAATGAAATGCCTTATTACACGACCATCATTCAAAGAGGCGAATATTATATAATGACAAAATGAATCTGTAAACGTCCCTTTTATATGATGCGTAGGACAAGCAATTAATAATGCCTTTATCAGACCAGCAGCTTGAGGGAATGTACAAAAAGGTAATACAAGATAATACGAACATAACTTGGATGCGGGAAGAATTAGAGAAGGGGGGCAAAAAATTTAAAGAACAGGATACAAAGATTAACAAAATAGCGGGCGAACAAGCACTCTTAAAAGGCAAACTGGGTGCTTTCGTTCTATTCCTTACACTTTGCGGAACCATAATGGTGCATGGCATTGGATGGTTACTATCACATCTTTGGAAAACTTAAAAAACTATATATCTACTTAAAACAAATATTTAAAGAAAATGATACTGGAAGAAGAGACACATGAGAAGTTTGGCTATTATCCGAGTGATTTGAAACCCTCTTCTCATAAACCAATTATTTGTGCATGTGATGATTGTGGTAAAATAAGATTATTAAGAAGCAAGCAATATTTTAAACTTTGTGCATCCTGTGCGCATAAAGGCGAAAAACATCCCTTTTTTGGCAAGCATCATTCAGAAGCAGCGAGAGAGAAAATGAGTGAAAGACAAAAAGGCGAAAAACATCATTATTTTGGTAAGCATTTATCAGAAATACATAAACAAAGAATAAGTGAAGCGGAAAAAGGCAAAAAACTTACAGAAAGAACTCGAAAGAAAATGCATGAAGCGGCGATAATCCGTTTAAAAAAACCAGGTGAGAAAGATAAGATGCGAAAGATAGGGCGTCATCAAAGCGGGAAAAAAACAAATCCTGAACGGATATTTGAAAAGATATGTCAACGAAATAATCTTGATTTTCATTATGTCGGTGATGGTTCGCTCTGGATAGGCAAAAAGAAAGAAAAACAACTCAACCCTGACTTTATAGAGGCGAACGGAAAGAAAATACTTGTAGAAATTTTTGGTGATTATTGGCATAGCCCTTTATTACGCCCAAATATGAAAGAATATTCCACGCTTGGATATCGCAGAAAGCATTATAAGCAATATAATTGGATCCCCTTATTCTTCTGGGAAAGCGACTTAAAAAGAGAAGATGCTGAACAGTTTGTGTTAAATCAATTAGAAAAAGAAGGTATAAAAACATGATAACAGATACGTATTCCGATGAAGACATTGTAAAGAGTTTCTTAGTTTTGGAATTGTATGATGCTTCAGCATTGACTACGAACATAACCGCTCAGGCGAAGAACGCGAAAAAATGGGCGAATACAGAGATAGGTAGGCAATCAGATTTTACGGATGCAGAACTCGCAGAGACCAAGAATGGAGGGATAATTCTTGCAACTTCTCAGAAGACAGCATGTCTCATGGAATTGAAAAGACAGGAACGCGCACCGAAAGTATCAGAAGAAACGAAAATAGATTGCGCTGCCGCCGAAGCGACACTAATTGCTTGGTGCCATAATAATGGGATTACACCAGCGAGCGAAAAGGAAACAGCACCGACAAGCGTAAAAATCCCGTTTGCGTATTCATCGGAGGATTCGGTGATATAAAATGAAGTTTAAACCCGTGCTGGACGGGATAGAAACTATCCTGAAAGCAGATGCCGACACTAAGGACGTCATCAAAGAATACCGAAGATACGTATATGAGAGCGGCATACGTGCGACCCCGTTTTGCTTTATCCGGAAGGTGCGGCTAACATACCGAGAACGCAACGCCAAAGGAACGGTATGGAACGGCGAGGTATTCGTAGATTTTTTAGGTCAGGCATACGAAATCCAATCCCAATATCTTGAGATGGTCAAGAAACTTGACAAGCTTCAGGACGATGCGTATGATGCGTTTATGGCAAACCCTCAGTTAACGGCTTCAGTTCGCACGAGTCATATCAGCATAGCCGAAAGCGTAGGAAACAGTGAATATTTCGGTTTTGAGGTTAAGGTAGCTTTTACGGTGATGACAACCTGAATGGCGCAGACAAAGAAACCCATGGATAAGGAACACGAAAAGCAGGATTTAATGCGGATTTTACGGAATTCCGCGGATGAAATCAATGAATATCTCCCTTCTTTTCGTGCTTCTGTTGACAACTCTGGAGCAACTACACAATTGTATGTTAGCGAAAAATAAAAAGACTTATGTATCTCGCCCATAATTATTGAAACGATGCTAAGAAAATCTTATACCGCCGCGCTGAAATCATTTATGAAAGCGTGGAAAGAAGAAGATTATGCAATGGTTGCGGGGGCTGCACAGCTTACGTGGTGCAATGTGGCAAAGCGCAACCCTGACGATGCGTTAAGGGATTTGCTCGTGTCGTTCACCCCTCACCTTGTAAACTACGCAATCAAGGGGCACAAGAATATTAGCAATGTAATGAAGGACGTGAAGGTAGCCGTAGAATACGAAGCACCAGATAACATAATTTTGCATAAGACTTTAATAGCGCGTGTTATTTGCGAAGAGGCACCATTTACACCATCCGCACACGGAAAATGGGGTGTAAATCCTCCCTCGTTATTTGTAAAAAGATAACATATTACAGAGTGGTGGATTAGAAAAACACACCAAATAAAAATACTATAAAGCTTTATATACCCTTATATTTAATACATAACTATGCGAGTGGCGAAGACGATAAGGTGTAAAGTATGGAAAGCGACAAAGACGAAGCGAGCCATATTAGAAGAGGAATATAATAATCTTCAACTCTATCTTCAAACAGGCATAGACGATGGTTTATATTCCGCAAATAAGCAACAAGCGGATAGATACTATAAAAAGATAAAAAAAGGCAAACAATATCCCCTCTCATTGAGGAATGACTTAATCAAAATAGAGAAGCAGAATACAAAACTTGCCGCATATTGGATACGGGTACCAGTTCATGGAAGAAGGGGCGGTTTGTGGCTACCCGTGAAACCCCATTGTGCTTTTTCTGATGAGTTTAAAATCTCTGAATCCAAGATAGTAAAGAAGAAAGGAGAGTTCTACATCCATATTACCATACAAAAAGAGATAGCTCAAAGAAAATCATGCTCCTCCATATTAGCAATAGACTTAGGTGAACGAGTGATAGCGACTGTTTGTAACAGTCTGGATATGCGACCAGTATTCATGGGGCGGGAAGTAAGAGGCGTAAGAAGGCATTTCGCTTGGCTACGAAAGCGATTAAGCAAGAAGAAACTACTCAAAGAGATAAAGCGAATAGGTCAGAAAGAACAGAGAATAGTAGATGCGTATCTCCATGACATCTCACGAAGGATCGTTGATGAAGCTGCTCGCACGGATTCAGTCATCGTCTTCGGGGACCTGAAAGGGATACGGTCTGCGGCAAAGGGCAAAGGTAAACGATTCAACAGGATAGTATCAAGTATGCCATATTACAAGCTAACGCAAATGATAAAATACAAAGCTGGTTGGAAAGGTGTGCCAGTGCTACAACGTAATGAGTACAAAACATCAATTACATGTAATAAATGCAAAGAGGAAGGCAAGCGACCGTACCAGGGCTTGTTCAAATGCACTAATAGCGATTGCGGGTATCAAGCGAATGCCGACTGGAATGCAGTACAGAACATAATGCAAAGGGCAGCAGAGTATATCTCTGCTGCTGGGGTGCCGGTGAACGTGCCCATAACCGAACCTTTTTTAGTGAGTTCGGAAGCCTTTTGCGATAGCTGAGGGCAGTTCATTTACCTCCCTTTTAAATCTAAAATGCAGTTTTTCTATTGCTTTTCGCTGATATGTAGTTGTGGAATCTTTTGATTTTGTAAACGTCCCTTTTAAATGTTCTCTTCCCAGTTTAAAATCAAAAGGAGGTATCAATAAGAAAAATGTCAGATATAGTTGGTACAAATATTCCCACGGGGGAGGAAGTGAAGTGGTACGCCGGTGGCGTACAGATAACAAACGAGGAACTTACGGAAGTCGCAGGCATAATAGACCTCAGCAAGACGGCAGAGTTCGGTAGTGTGTTCGTGTTGAAGGCAGATGGTTCAAAAGCAGACCAGATGCTGGAATTCCAAGCGGATGGGATGACACCAGCAACGGAAGCTTTAGGAACGGAAAAGGTGCAGACTTCCGCAGCGGGCACCGACAAGATGTATGCGTACTATGTGGATATAGAAACCTCTGCATTAGTGCAGGTAGCTGCGTGTAAAGACGTGAAAACGTCAATGTCCGTCGATAGCAAAGAAGAGGCAGTGCATGGGCAGGTAACAAAACTGAAGAAGGTA